CTGTAACTCAACTGCCATAATTGGATAGCCCAACTTGATTGCACACCATTTCGCTACCATATCAGATTCCTGTTGAAATATAGGATCTAAATCATAATAACCAAATGGTGTTGAACCTGTTGTAAATACTGAACTACCTGTCCAAATTGGAATATCTATAGGCATTGTTTAAAATCCTTTTTATTATATATTATTCGTAATAATATGTTTCATCCCCTACCTCAACTTTATTTAAGTTTCTGTGAACATCAGCTATTAATTCATCTTCATCCGCATATTCAGATAAGAAATCCCAAATTTCTTTTTCACCTTGAGTTTTACACCAAAGTTCCTTAACCCATTTCTTAGTAATTATTTCTTCTTTATAAAATACTAAATTTTTATTACCTGTTGGAAACTTTTTTAGAACTGTTACTAACTGTTTTAATTCATCAACTCTTTCAGCAATAATATCATCATCTAAAGAATCATTCTTTCTTTCTAATTCTTTAATTTCAACTTCAATATCTTTTATAGTCCCAATGATATCAGATGCTTCAAACCATTTATTCTTTGGGTTGATGTAGTCTTCTATATCAATATATTCAAAATCCATTTTATATCCTGTATTAATTATTTATAATTCTTCAATTACATTTACTCGTTGTTTATTAGTTCCAATAGTCCAATAGTTATTATTTTTATAAACTTCAAAACTACCTCTTGATGTTCCTTCACCCTTAAATTCCATTATCTCTTGGTTGTTGGTATCTTTAAATTTACGAATAAATTTTGCCTCAATTTCATTACCACCATATGATAACAAATAACTACTACCTGGTTTTATTGTATTCATATTTGGTTTTTTAAAAGTCGCATCTTCATTTAATATTTCTTTTAATGCTTCTCTAATTAGTTTGTTTAGTTCTAATCTATTCATTTTATATCCTCTATTTTATTTATATAATTATATAATTAAATATAATTTTTACTATTTATTTATTTATATTTCAATTAAAAATGTTCCACTATACGGTTTAAAATTATATTTTCTTATAACTGTTATAAGAGTTAAAACAACATTATTATTTGAACCCTCTGTTATTCCACAAACAACATTTAAATTCGTTTTTAAATTGGCTATACAGATTTCATCTCCAATATCTATATCATCAAAAATTAATAAATTAGTAATTTCCTCAAATGCTGACTCTACTGTTTTAATAATTTCGTTATCTGTTATTTCAGACAAGTGTCTAAATTTTCTTTCGTCAGAGTGTATTGATGAATTTAAATCAAATGATAAAGAAAACGTTGCTGTTGTCTTCATTAATTTTCTTTCATTTATTATATCTATTAATTTAATCATTCTTTGTTAGACTCTCTGTATATTTAAAATCAAATTTATTTTTATATTTATCTAATAAATCTTGTTTCACATTAGACTTTAATTGATATTTAGCGAACCCATTTTTTCTATAATTTTCAACATTTGAATATAATAAATCTGTTGTCTCAAATTCAAAATATAAATATTCAGTATTAGATGTATCGTAATTTAAATATTTATTTAATAACCCAATTGCTTCTCCTCTTATACCTGAGTTTGGTTTTAATGAATAATTTGCATTAACTGAATCAACCTTATTATTAAATAATTTATAATAACCATATATATAAAAGGTTTGGTTTTCAAACTTTAATTCAGTTAATTTATTATTATCCCTTAACTCAAAAAATTCATTTTCAAATGTAAGTTTATTCAAATCCATTATACTAACACCTGCTGAAATTTTTGGATATAGTTTCCAACCTTTTTTAGTTGATTCAAATCTATATATTTTTGCATATTGGAATCTTCTAAATAAAGTCAATTCTTGTGTCGTATTTTGAGTTAAAGATTGACAAACTACATAACCAACACCAGTCAATTTTTGATATGATGTATCGACATTAGTTTTATCCACCACGTAAACATAAAAAGAGTTTGACAAATCAGTAAAATTATCAATCGTTGCTGACTTCTTAATAAAGTCTGTGCCAAGGACTACATTCATTCTACTACATTCACTAAAAAAGAAACTATCGTGTGCATTACTTTTATCAGTACCAAATGGATATGGTTCTAATTTATGATTTTTTAAATTTGCTTGTATGAAATGAATAGTTTCGTGAAATATAACTGATTTAACCATTTCATTTGTCGCATAATCGGTATGCAAATGAATTGTTATATCACCTATTATTTCTTTTGTCCTGTTGTTCCAACTATAACTACATAATCCTATTTGGTTACCAGGTAACCGTTCAATAGCAAATTTAGGATATAAAAATGTTCCATCATTTATTTGTGATTTATATTCAGAATAAAACATTTTAATACATTCATTGAAATAATTCTCCATTTCTCCCAATGTCTGTCTCTTGTTATATTCTTCATTTATTATATTTATTAATTTAATCATATAGGTTTTTTATTTTTTTTATCATACCATTCACCATCAACCCATTCACCATCAACCCATTTACCACCTAACCAAGTTCCACCATCGAAAGTTCCAGCCTTAAAAGTTCCACCTTGCCATTCAGCATCATAAAAATCTCCATTTTCCCAGGTTCCATCTTCCCAAACTCCACCTTCAAAACTTCCACCTTCAAAGGTTCCACCTTCCCAGGTTCCATCTTTCCAGGTTCCATCATCCCAGTTTCCATCTTTCCATTCTCCATCATACCAAGTTCCATCTTTCCATTCTCCATCTTCCCAGATTCCATAATGCCATTGTCCATTTTTCCAGGTTCCATTTTTCCAGGTTCCATCATAAAAATCTCCTGTTTCCCAAATCCCATCTTCCCAGGTTCCTTCATTCCAAACACCCCATAACCATACTCCTTCATACCATATTAGACCATTCTCATCCTCACCTAATACTGCGTCTTGTATCCACGCTTCTGTTACCCATTCATAATGACTTAAAACTCTTTTTGATGTTAGTCCGTCTTTAAGATATATTATACCAGTTGGGTAATCATCTTGAGGATCGTCGAGTCTTTCATTTAGTATTTCTTTTAATTCTTCTTTAATTAGTTTGTTTAATTCTAATCTATTCATTTTATTTTCCATAGTTATTTATTATTATTATTTAAATTAAATTGTTCTAATAATTTATCAACAATCGGATGTCTGTGATTTGTTTTAAATTCATATACATTTATACCCTCAATTCCGACTGCCATATTTATCAGATGTTGTAATCCACTATCATTTTTATTCTTTAAATCTACCTGAGATATATCACCACATAAAATCATTCTACTGTTTTTACCCAAACGACTAACTAACATTTCCATTTGTTTTTTTGTTAGGTTTTGAATTTCATCCGCAACTACTATTGCGTGATTAATTGTTCTACCTCTCATATATGCGATTGGTGAAATTTCAATATCACCATCCTCTATCATTTTCAATACTTTTTGTTTTTCAATGCAGGAGTACATATTATGGTAAATAGGTTGCATCCACGGATCTAATTTATCCTTAACATCACCTGGAAGGAATCCAAGTTGTTCATCACTAACTGTTGGTCTTGTGATAACAATTTTACCAATCTCTTTATCAATCTTTTGTGTTATTGCTATATAAGTTCCTAACAAAGTTTTACCAGAACCTGCTTTTCCAATAAATATTGAGATAGCATCTTTATAACTCTCTCTTAATATATTCTTTTGTTCTTCATTAAGAACAATCCTAACTGCTCTTTCGGCTACATTTACCTGTTTAACCTTTGGTTCTTGGATCTGTCTTTTTGCCATTATATTACCTAACTGATTCATTATTAAATAAAATTTTACCTATTGTCAATTCTTTTTTAACGTTCTCATCTCCTGAGACTGCGTCCTGTACTATCGGAACTTTCATTTCGATATTTAATGTTGTTTTTACTAACCTATCTTCTTGTTGTGAATTTGTTGTTTCAGGTGCGGATACACCAGTAATATCATTTCTGAATTTATAACTATTTGGCTTTCCAGCCGGAACTCCTCTAAAATAATAAAAATCTTCTATTAATTTATCTATCTGTTCAACCATTTCAGTCCAAATGATTATATCAAAAGTTACATTAAACCAATCCGGAATTTGAACAGAATAAATTTCCTTTAAAGGTTTTTGATTATTTAATATACTAAATTTATCGTATCTATTTACAGATGAATAATTGGTATAAAAACTAATCTCATTTCCATAACTTCTAATACCATATAATTTTGCTAAATCTGGGTCGAGTTCTATTCCCGTTCTCCTTACAGCAATGACTGGTGCAAGTGTTTTACCCTTCTCATCTTTCATAAATCCAAATTTTTGAACTGATGCCCACTTTTCACCATTTGCGAATATGACTGGTATTGGAACTATTTTATCATTAACCACAATGGTAGGTTTTACTGTATTATCAATAAAATAAATTAAAGCCTCTGTTGCTTGGGTTAATGTTCTATGGAAGTTATTTTGGAATTTAGAATCATTGTCTCTTCTGGTGTGTAGTTCTCTCTGGTCGTATCCTTTACTACTACCTATATCTCGAGGAAATCTTGATTCTACATCAGGCATCACCGGATTCTCAATCGGAGAATAGGTTGCGAATTGTTCTGGAACTCTACCTTGATATGTATTTTTTTCTTTACCCATTTATTATAATTATAGTATAATTAAATAAATTTGTTATTTTTTTTAATTAATATTAAAAATATCAGGTCTTCTATCAGTTAATGTTTTTATTTCTATTTTTGTGAATAATTTTGAGTTTAGATAATCCAGGTAATTATCAAATGGTTTGAATTTATGTAAATTTTTATTGAAAATAAATATCCAGCTTACCTTTTGGAATCTCAATAATTCGGATTCACTAAATTGGTTAATTTCTTTTATATATATTATACTATCTACTTCTATACTCCTCTTCTTACATTTATGTTCATAATAAGTTATAACATTATTATTCGGATTGTAATCTATTAATTCAATTCCATCTTTTATTTTGTCTGTTGTAAAAAGGGAGAACGTTTTATGAACCCTCTGATTCATTGATTCATCAAAGTCAAGGATTAATCTATTTATTGTTGGTTTTAAAGTATCCATTTAAGCCGGTTTAATTAACCCGTGTCGGGTTTTTATTTGTAATATGTAAGTTTATGTTAGAATAGTAATCAATCTTAACTACCACGCTTTAAAACGTTATTTTCTATAGTTTAATATACATTCTAATTTCACTTTATTATTTATTTTATTATTTATATTAAAGTTTGATATATTATTTTTAGAATCACATATTAAACAAGTGTATAAATCATTATATTCTTTTACTATATATTTTAGTTTATAATCAACTGTTGATATTTTATGAGTGTATTTCAAATGACTATCCAATCCGACAGATGGGTAATCTTTATCACATATTAAACATTTTACTATTTTTATATTTCTCATTTTACATTTTTTTATTTTACTAATATAATAAAAATGACTCTAATAAAAAAATATTAGAGTCATTTAATTTAATTTAATTAAATACTATTACTATTAATAGTTATTTAAACCTTCAACATAGATTTTACCATAAAACTCAGGACGAATCATTTTCTTTGCGTATCTTGTCATTACACCTTTTCTTGGTGTGAAGTTTATTGGGTCGTAAACTGTTGGCGTCATCATTAATGGAATATAAGGAGCATATACAGCACCTGTCTCAAGGAATTGACTTCCTCTATAACCCATTAAAATCATATTTTCTTGCATATAAGGAATTTTATACACTTGAATTCTACCGTTAATCATACCAACTTTTTGTGAACCAAAAGCATATTGCCAAGTGTCACCATTAGTGTCAGCTGAGTATCCATTTATAGATTCCAAAATTGTTGAAATCTTAGGAGATACAGCAAGGAAGTTTGCACCACCTCTCATCGTTTTTTGATGGATTGAGTTTGATACAGCTTGTACCTTAGTACCTAATGTTTGGAACCATTCTTGTTGTGTGTATGCTGAAGACGCACCTTGTGTAGCTGAATAGTCAATAAATGAATTAGTTAATCCATCATATCTTCTACCTGTTACAGAACTCCAATAATCAACTGTTTTTGCACCAACTGTCAACATATCTAATATTTCTAAATCTATCTCTTGAGAGATGTATTCTGATAACATAGATGTTAATTCTGCCTCTGCGTCAATTGCGTGATATGAGTTCAAATCTTGACTAAATTCTGGTGTCCATACTGTTTTCAATTTTCTTGTTTTAGCAATGATTTCTTCACTTCTAAATTCAAGATTAATTTCTGGAATACCAATATCTGTTCCGTCTAATGGATCCTCGAAGTCACCTCTGTTTGTTGATATTGGTTGTACACCATATCTAACTTGTGTGGAACCAGCAGAAGAAGCACTTACAACGAATGTAATTTGTGTCTCAGATTGATTTATATTTGTGAATTGTTGGAATACACCTTTTATCGCCGAACCTGATGGTAAGAATGTTCTAACACCTTTTACATCTGGTCTTGTGAATGAAGTATTTGCAACCGTAATTTTAAAAATACTACCATTTGCAATTGATGCAGAATAAGTATTAAAAAATTCTGTGTCGTGATTATAATCTGTTGCTGTTACAGAAGACGTAGCATAAGTTGATGCACCTGGTGATGCTCCTACTGTTAATGCCGCAGTCGTTTTGTCATTTATTGTATAACCATATCGACCAACACCGTATAAACCTTGTGATGCCGGACCGTTTTCATTTGTTACACCGAATACTGAATCTTGTTGAGATGTATTTGCTTGGTTGTTAGCAAAACCCGGTTGGTTTGTTCCGTATTTAAAATCCAAATAAAATACTAAACCTGAAGGCATTGCCATTGGTTGAACAGACACAAATTCCTTTGCTGTTATCTCGCCAAAGATTCTTCTAACTAATGGTAACGCTACTCCGTTCCATTCTTCTGCACCACCACCAATACCAGTCTTATTTGTTTCTGATAATAGTTGTCTCGCTTGATTTTCTAATATAATTGCCATAGACGAAACTTCGAACTCATTATGTAGTCCTTCAAGTAAACCCGTCTTTTCCCATTTCTTGATATTGACTTGGTTAGCTTGCTTCATATTAAATTGAGGCGAAGTAACTTTATTCAATATACCATTCATCGTATTACCCATTCTGTAATAAACCCTTATAATTAATTATTTAATATTACTTAATTTCTTAAATCTGTCTCTAACATCATTCATATCATTTTCTTCATTTTTATGAACAATGTCCTCACCTAATCTTCTTCTTGTCGTAACATCATTGGCAAATTTAGATCTTAATTTTTCTCCAGGTTTATTGTTTACATTTTCGTAACTATTATTTGTTCTGGATAATCTGTTATTGTTAGATTCATTAATATTTAATTTACTTCTTAATTTGTCTCTCAAAGAATTGTTTGTTTCAACTTTTTTATTTGTTCTTGATATTCTGTTAGAATCTTCTATGTTAGTATCAAATTCATTAAGTTTTAATTTACTTCTTAATTTTGAACGTAATGATTCTTTAATTGTATTTGTTTGTTTAGTTGTAACTCTTGCTGAATTAGTTCTGTTATTTGGTGTAACTGTATTTGTTCTTGGCTTATTAGCTGCCGATTGTTTAATACCTTCTACTAAACTAATATATGCAATCTTTACTTCTTTGATTGTGTTTGCTCTATCAAGGATATCAATTATACTTAACTTTTGATTTCTTGACAGATTTGTTCTTTCTGATAACTTAGTGTAGTAATTCATTTTTTGATTTAATAAATTAATTTCACCTATAGAATTTGTTTGAGATTTAATCGTTGCGTATGCTTCTTTTAATTTTCTTTTTAAAGAAACTATTGTTCTGGCTGCTTCTTCTAATGCCTCTGTGTCGTCTTCCATTGGTTCGTCACCCATTGGTTCGTCATCATCTAAATTAATTGGCTCATCTTCGCCTTCATTAAAGATTTTTAATATTTCTTCCAAAGCATCTTCATCACTAACTTCTTCGTCTTCTTCCATTGTTTCGTCTTCAGATGTTTCGTCTCCATACTCGTCCATTGATTCTTCACCTTCTTCCATTGGTTCTTCACCTTCTTCCATTGAATAATCTTCATCTTCGAGTGAATCTTCTTCTTCTTTTAACTCTCTCATAATTTCTTCAATTTCCTCATCTGAAGGAGCGTCCATTTGAACATCTTCACCCTCTTTCTGTAAGACAGTATCTTCGCCATCAAATACATCTTCACCTTCAAGGATATTGTATCTTACTGCGCTTCTAACTCTTGAATCTAACGATTCCATAATTTGTTTTTTAGCATCAGCAACTGCAATTTCTTTTAAAGATTTTGCACTTGTAATTGCCTTTGAAATTATATCATCGTGTTCTTTTAAATTAACACCATTCATTTGAATACTCCATTATTAATAATTCATTTTTTAAATTATAAGATTTGTTTTATTTTCTAATATATAAATTATTTACATATAGTATAATTATATATTTAGTTATTTTTTTATTGATTTTTTTTAAAAATTTTAATTATTTAGTGTTTGTTCCGGTGTTTCTAATCTGAGTAATTCTATCCATCATTTTATCACAGTCAAATTCTGTGCCTTTATTTTCTTTACATACATCTGACCAGGTTTTAGATAGTTGTTCTTCTGCCTCTCTAAACTCTCTAAATTTTCGTTGTAATTCTTTATCATTTGAAAAAACTTGTTCTGCCTTCTTTACATTTTTGTTTGCAATTAAATTAACAATCCAATTGAAAACACCTTCATTTATATTTTTCATTATTTAACCGTTATTTAAAATCTAAAAATCGTTTATCTTCATTTGATTTCTTTTTCTGATCTAACTTAGATTGGATTAACTTTTTTCTCTTCTTTGAAGATGGTTTTTCATAATAACGATTATCATTATATAATTCAAGGACTCTACTGTCCTTAACTTTTCTTTTGAATCTTTTTAATAATGATTCTAATGATTCATTTATTTTCTTTGAAACTCCTAAATCTGACTCTGTGCCATAATTTTTTTGTTGTTCTTTACATTCAACTATTGAGGTCATTGTAATCCACTTGTTACTTTTTATTAATAAATCTTATTTTTTTAATTTCTTCTTTCATTTCTTTATCTGAAACTAAATCTATTTCTTTTTTATCTGCCAAACCATCAAATTCATAAAATCTGTTTATTATTCCGGATATGTCTTCGTATCCAGCTTCAAGCCTTTGTTGTAATAAAAGTATATCCTTTGATGTTTTAGTAAACTCTGCTGAAAGATCTTGTAATTGTTTCATATATCTTTTTAATGTAACTTGATCAAACCATTCATCAACTTCACTCAACCTATCGTAATTTATAAACTTACATATTTCTGTAACCGCTGTTCCTATTTTCTTTAAATCACTTCCTCTATAAATTGAGTCTGATAGTTTATTAAAGTTTTTTAACGCTTCAATCATTTGAAGTTTCTCAGATTCACTGTAATTAACTTCGTCATTTATTGTTTCTGTTATTACTTTAATATTTAAATTCTTCTTCATTATAGTCCTCTAATAATAGTATTTATTTTATTGTGTAAATCATTATATATATTAATGTTTTCATTGTTTACACCTTCATTTAAACGTTTCATAAATGCACCTTGTGTTGATGGATTTGTAACAAAATCAAATGCTATTAATTCAAAATCATCATCAACTTCTACTGTCGTTTCAGTTAATTGTTTAATAGAACCCAATCCTCTACTTGATATGCCTAACGTTTTACCAGCCTTCAGAATGTTCTTTACAATGGAACCAGATGGAGTATCTAAGATTTCTAAATCTCCCCAAAGTTCTTTACCTTTCCACCAAATCTTTTCTACCGTGTGTGATGTACTTTGACCAGAAACAATAGAAGAATCCGGATGATCTAATTCACCATAGGCTCGTTTTTCACTAATAAATACTTTTTGATATTTATTAGCTTCTCTTTCTAAAATTTTGAATGGGTATATTCTACCATTCTGATTTTCTGAATCAGCCCTCTGTAATATTCCTCTTACCATAAAGATTCCTGTATTGGAATCACTTCCTTCAGATAAAATATTATAGTTATTAAAAAGAAGTGTTGATTGTATTATTTGTTTCATCTTCATTTGTCCTTATCTTAAGCACTTAAATCATTTATCATTCTTGCTATTCTTAGAATAGATTCATTTATTCTTTTAAATTTAGTTATTGTTGGTTTCCAATAATCACTTTGACTTAAACCTGATTCATTTTTTAATTTTAAGTTTCGTTTTACTTTTTTTTCAATTTCCTGTAACATAACATTTATCTCTCTAATATTACCATTTACAGTTTCTTTTGGTGTTGGACTATCTCTCGATTCATTTACTTTATCATAACCTGAGCCATCTTCAAAATCATCATCTTCAAAATCATCTTCTGTTGAAAATGCGTTAGGTGTTAAATAACCAGGTGTTGAGGCAGTTGTGTTTTCTTCTAATTCTTCATCAAACTCAATATCCTCTAAGTCATCTTCAATTTCTTCTGTATCAAAATCGAAATCAATATCCTCTAACTCATCTGATAATTCATCTAAATCTTCACCAGCATCTAATAAATCAATTTCGTCTTCATCTGGAATTTCTAAATCAATATCATCTAATTCTGTGTCATTGAATTCTACATCACCTGCTGGTGCTGACATATCAATATCATCAAAATCTTCAAATTCAAATTCATCTTCCGTGTTGATGTTACCCATCTCCATTGCCAATGCTTCAGTAATTCTTTTTAAATCTTTTTTATCAAATAACTTCATTTTACTTTATTTCCTATCTTACTAAATGATTTCTAAATAATACATATACTACACCAGCTACCTTGGTGTCTAATCTACTAATACTTAACTCGTGAATAGTGTTTGTTGCCAATGTTGAACCTGGAATAACTCCACCACCTGAAAGTGTTATATCACAATCATTATTTGTGATAATTATACCAGATGCTCCATAGTTAGAACCAGTTAAATTAATTATTGTTGCTGGGTCAACTTTTATTGATTTTAACCATTTACCTGGATGACCAAGTCTTTCAAAATCGTTAGGTGATTTTCCTCTTGCATCTGAATCTATTATTGAATGCCAGGTATCTAAAATTGGAATACTCATAATTTTATTTTATTTTATTTAGTGAACTTAAAAAATCATAGAATCTCATTACCGTTATAATATGATTTTCATTTAAAATTTTAACATTTTTAATCTTTTCTGTACTTCTTACTACTGTATTTATTTTTATCTTTAATACATCATCTGTAATATATTTTAATTTACTTAATGTCTCTTTAATTAAATAATCAATTTCTGTATTTATTTTATCTTTAAATACTACTTCATTTGTATTTAATTTCATATATAAATTTAAAATATTTAATTGTTTAGGAGATAACTTACTTGCGTAATTTTCATTTAAATCTTTAACTAATGAAGAATAAACAAGGTGTCTAATATCAGAATCCTCATTTAAGAAATCTTTTAAATATTTCTTTTCTAATTTATGATCTTCATTTTCACTTAACAATGTTTCCTTTAAAAAGAAACGACTTGTTATTAACTCGGCTGGTGATGTAGTATTTATATCATATTCAAATAATTTATATATTGATGCAAATAATTTATAATTATTTAACTTAATATTAAAGAAATCTTTTAAATCATATTGATTTGTAATTTCTTTAATTAACTTATATTTCTCAACTAATATTTTATCATTGTCTAATTGTTTTCTCATCTGAGAAGTTGCATCAATTATATAATCAGCCTTTTCAGAATCTGTTACTCTTGTTTCAACAAGCATATTATATAATGATAATTCTTTACCTAACTCTGTTGTCTCATTAAAGAATTTTTTAATTAATCTTTTCGGAACCTGTCCAGTTTTTCCATTTAAGATATCCATAGTAAAATTTCTAATTAATATCTCAAATAACAAACCTGAATTTTTTATCTTATTGTGTTTCGTTTTCATTCGTGTTCCAGTTTATTCAATTATAAATATAATTATATTTCATTATATAAAATATTAATATTTTTTATTCAAAATCCAATAAATCTTTTAAACTCTTAATATTTTCAAATGCCAGGGGTGATCCACCCTTATATTTGTGGTTTATCTTATCATCATAGTCAAATGTTTTCTGTATTAAATCTTTCTTAGCTATTGGGTCCCTACCGTGTGCCGATTTATCTTTTCCATACTTACCAGATTCTTTAGGTCTTCCTGCTCCAGGTTGTCCACCTTTTTCAGAACCACCTTTATCTTTACTTTTAGCATCTTCATCCTCATCAATCATTCTACTCTTAGTATGTAAATTTGCAATGTCCCAGGCTGTTCCAACTGACTCTTTTGTTATTGCCGGATCGTTTCCTTCATTCTCTATCTGTGCTTCTCTAAATATTGTTTTAATATCTTCAAGTGATTTCTTAGCTTCTTCTTCCGCCTCTGATTCAGATAACATAAATACATTTCTGTAAATAAAATCTCTACTTATCATTTTTAAATCTTTCATATCAGAAGCCAATGAAACTTTTTGACTAAACATTTCTATCTTTTCTTGTTGATAAACAAGTGATGGATTTGTTAAACTTAATTTAAAATTAGCAACCCTTTCATCCTGTATTCCCATTGCGTATAGGTGGACAACTGCCATTTTATTTAGTTCACTAACAATTTGTTTTTGAACTCTATCTATTGTTCTTGCAAACCTTACGTCTTCTTGTGCGAGAGTGCTTTTTCCACTAACGTCCCCATCAAATCCCAAAAATGCTTTTGGTATCTTTAAACCAGCAAATATTTTATTTTGTATAAACTCCAAATCCTCCGTTGGTGCGTATTCCAAACCTGGCAATGTCTCTACACTCGTTCCAGTATTTTGTCCTCTGACTGGTAAATAAAAATCTTCTAACATATTTTCCATATTATATCTTAGATTATATTCACCTGTTGTTTCATCTATATGAGCAATCTTTGCCATCGAGGTTACAAACTTTTCCATAAACGCATCAACTTCTGTGGCTGGTATATTTCCAATATCAACCTTAAATAATCTCTTTTCTGGACTTCTCATTATACGATGTAACATCATCGCATCTTCCATTAACATTAATATTTTAAAGTCCTTTCTAACACCCTCTATCATAGATTTACCATATGGTAGGAAATTGGTGTCTGACATCATTCTAAAATGTGCAACCTCAAAGTTTTCTAATTCATCAATTCCATTGTCAGCTAAATTACTGTATGCTGATCTATTTCTATGAGCATTTACATTTGTTAATTCTGGATTAATTAAATCAAATGTAACATCATAAGCATTATCATCTGTTCCCTCTTTTCTAATCATATAATAACTTGATAATGGAACTACTCCTATCACACCGAGTTCATCTTGAACATTCATACCTAAATACATATCACCGTATTTTACTGCTGTTCTTATCCATACCCATAAATTAAATTCTAAGTCAAGTATATCATAAAATAAATTAGTTAATATTTCTTTAATTTCATCATCGTCTGTATCAATTGATATAATTTCACCCTTTTCATTTGTAGTTGTACATTCATCTGCATAAATGTCCAGCGCACTACTGATCAATGAATACGTGTCCATTAATTCATAATCTGAATAAAGTGTTATACGATTTGCTAATATATTTGAAAAATCTGTTAATGAACTACTTCCACCAGAACCACTTATGTCAAATCCAGTTGCGTTTCTGTACAATCTTTTGTATTTATCAGCTGGTTTTGTTGCGGAATGAGCCCCAGAAGATTGTAGTTTAGAAGGATCGATTATAACGGTTCCATTTTTACCTTTAGGTCTATAGATTATAGACGAAGTAAATAACTTTTTTAATTTCTGTCTTATACTTAACTTTTTCTTTTCCTCTGCCATAGATTCCTTATAGTAACCATTTCAAATCATTATCTTCTTTAGTTGAAGCGGGTAATTTATTTGTCCAATATTCTTCACTCTGACTCTGAAATGATTTGTTTGTGTAAACTCCACCTTTTCTGACATTGCTTAAAGCAACCTTAGTCATCTGCATTCCATACTGCCTGATTCTCAAAGTTGTTTCTCTAACCCAAATCCCAATTGCTATTGACATAACTAAATCGTCATTGTAACCACTCATTGATTGAGCTTTATTATTTATCCAAACAAATGAGTATAATTCATTTAATGTTCTTTTAGACTGTATAATTAATTGTTTTTCTCTTATACATTCTTCTAATTTTTCTAACATTAAATCTCTTGATCTTTTTGATGTTGTAAATCCAGGAACCATATCATTTGTGTTTTTTAAATCGTTACCCTTAATCACCTGTTGGTCTAAATCTAAATAAGTTACTTCTCGATTAGTATAGTATAAATTATCATATCTATATTCAATTAACTTTGTTATTACTGCCCAACCAATTGATGCATTCTCTACTATTAATAATGCGTCGTTATATCTTTTTCCTGTTTGATATAAAACTCTTGCGTAATCGTCTGTTGATATTTTCTTTTTATATTCACCAACCTGTTTTACAACACCCATTTCTAAAATATCTAATATATGAAATGCGGAATAATCTCCACCATCTCCTCTTGCAACGTCGGCTGAAATAATATATAAATGTCCTATAATTGGCTGTTCCCAAATCCAAAATTCACCCTCAATACCATCTTTAATAATTGGGTCACAAATATAATTCTTGTTGTAAAATTCTAAATCTGATGGCTCTATTAATGTTGCTCCGGAAGATAAGAAATCCGCATCACATTCTTGAGCTGCCATTTGTTTACCAAGTAATCTATCTTGTGCTAATCTCCAGGCATCATCCCGTTCAGGATGAACATACCAAGGCAATTTAATTGTATTAAAACCATTCTCACCTGTTTCTGCTTCACTCCACATTCTATGAAACCAATTACCCTGTCCATTTGGTGTTGAGAGGACTAATGCCTTTCCACCTGTTGCGAGAGTTTGTTGAGCTGAAGTCCAAATCTTTTCTACAATAGAAGAAGTTATAAATGCCGCCTCATCTATTAATAGTAAAGATAGTGATTCTGATCTACCACTGTCTTCCGAACTTGTTATTGCCTTTATTTGAGAACCATTTTTAAGTCTCAATGACATTTTATTATTTTCACCTATATCTTCTCTTAACCAGGAAGGTAGGTTTTGATACATAAATCTAACTTTTGTAATAATATTTTTTGCTATGTCAGCTTTTGTTGCTATTGCTAAAACTGATTTGTCTGCGTGAAATATCATTAACCATAATGAATAACCAGCACCTACTGTTGATATCCCTAACTGTCGACTCTTTAATACTATATTATAATCAAATTGTTCTAACTGATTTATTAAGTCAACCTGACAATCAAATAGATTAAATAACATTCTACCCTTAACCGGATGTTGAATCATACAATAGCGTCTAAGGAAATAAACCGGGTTTTTAGCGCATTTTAAATACTCTTGGACTATTATCTCTTTGAACTTACTTTCGTCTTGTATATTGGTATTATCTGGCATTATATAACTCCTAACCAAGGTATTGGTGGAGCCGGTATTATTGCAAGTCCAGCAAATATCAAACCATAATATAGACCACCGACAGTTAAAAGATATTTTTGTAATGCCAACACTAATAACTTAGTTGCTAACTTAGGATTTTTAATTTCTGGGTTAGCACCTAAGGCAGTTTTTAAATCTTTTGCTAACCCAGAAACATTTCCTGGTATTAATATTTGATTTGGAACTATTAAATTTGGAAGGATTGTTGGTGGTATTGGTATTCCTGGTATTAATATAGTAGTTAATAACATCATTGATATTGATTTTGATATAATACCAAATGTTTTATCAGAATTTGAATTAGCAGTATTTAATGATAAAGATGTTGATATATAACCCTGAGCTGCCAATAGTTTTGTAACACCTAAAGGTTGTTGAAAATAATTTGTTGCTGTTTTTAATGACAGATCAAACTGGGTCAAAAAGAATCTTGCGAAATCTAAACTTGACGGTGCTATGTTTGCTGTAAGATATACAGTCATATTATTTTTAAATGTTTCCCAATTTATTGCCATTTTTTATTTAGTTATATATTGATAAACCATATTTAACAACATTCCAATCGTCGCTAATACAAAGGTTGTCATTGATGCTATGAACCAAACTTTAAATGATTCTATTGTAGTTATTCTAATTAAAATATTTGATGTTATTTCATCTAAATTTTCTAAATCAGATTCAATCATCTCTACTTTAATTTTATGTTCTCTTTCAATTTTACTTATGATATCCAAAGTATGTTGAGATGATTCCACTGTTTTATTTAACTTAACAATTAAACCATCTACTGGGTGTTTTATAGTTTCTGTTAAATCCGTAATTAAATCATTCAAACTCTCAAATAATTTTATATTTTTATTTAATGCTTCTGAAAAATCTAATGTATCTCTTTTTTGAGTTATTGAATCCATCAAATAACCATTTTTAAATTTACTCATTTCTTCTTTTATTACAACGATATCATTTTTATTTTCTTTCGTTGATTCTTTTATTTGAGTAATATCGCGGATATCAAAATGTTGCAAAATTCACCTCCTTTGACTATTTAATATCCGAGATATTTTGTTCAACAATATTTTCATTTTGTAATACAGAAGTTATAGATTCACCTTTTCTACTAAACTTTTCTGCCGTCGTTACACCTAATCCAATAACTGTTATATATAAGAACCCTTCAAATATAAACTCTGTAATTGTCATTTGATAAAAGAAATTACCAACCCACGTAACTATACAAATTAGAATTGAAATAAAAACTACTGATCTCTTAGAGGAATAATGTCCATCGACATCCTGAAATATTTGTTTGAAAAACTTGTTCATATCACCCACTCCTATTTTAACTATAATTATATTTAATTTAATTTTTTTTAAATAAATATTTTTTATTTTGTTAATAATAAAACATTATCTTCTAATGTTTTAAGTGTTACCGTTCTAAATTTTTCAAATTCATTATCAATCATTATTAATCTTTCTTCTAAGTTAGTATCAACCCATTTTTCTACTCCTCCATCTGCGTCTTCAACAAAACCAATATTTCTATACGAATCTTTTATTTTCTCTTTATCCTGTTCGGCTTCTTTAAACCAAGATTTAGCATTTTCTAATACTTTTTTCGCTTCATATAATTCATATTCACCACTTATCTTTAATTTATGTTCGAAGGCAATCTGACAATCCATACATCTTTGAGTCTTTGCTTTAAACTTTAAATCTTGTGGTATTATATTTATCCAATTTTTCTTACATTCATTACCTTGTTCTTTTTCTAAACAATTTTGAAAGCTATTTATAGTATCACGAAGGTCTTTAGAAAGATCTTTTCCCCTTAAACCGTAATTAACTGTATAACCATCTTTTTGTTCAATTTCATTTCCGTATTCATCAATCCATCTACTTCCTATCAATTTAGGAATCTCTATTTTTGTTTTTCCAATTTCTGGAACCTGGACAGATAATCTTGTTTGTAATTTATGTTCTCCGGCAAGCATTTGCTGAATTGCTAATGTGTTCTTTAATTTACTCATATTAGAATGATCTTGTGATTATTATTGCTATACTAAAACCGAGACCAAACCAAATTGATTTATCTTCATACCATTTAGGTTTAATCTCATCTACTATTTTAGTTAAAATTTTATTTTGTTCATTTACTGAATTTATATTATCTCTATATCCATTAACCTGTAAACTGTCATTGATATTTAATTTTCTGTAATAACTTAACTGTATATCCTGTTCTATTATTATAGAGTCTGATAAAATTAATTCTTCTTCTTGTGTTTTTATTTTAAAATAAA